GGTAGAGTGTTAGCCATGGCAGCATTAGCATTTGGTATTGCAGCTGTTGCTAAGTCGCTGGCCATGTTAACTGAGATTAAATGGCAAGAATTAGCGTTTGCGGCTGGTGTAATCATTACCATCTTCGGTGCTATTGGCTTAATCGCTAAGCTGGCCGGTTCGAACTTGCAGTCTTTAGCGGCTTTAGGTGCTGTGGGCTTTGCATTTATTGGTTTGGCGGCAGCGCTAATGATGGTGGTTATTGCTACGCAGATGCTTGATGAGTCTAAGATGAGTATATTCCAAGAAGCTCTGTGGTCATTTGCCGCATTCATTGCTGGAGTTGCTGTATTCAGTAGGTTCATGAAAGGCGGCGAACTACTAAAGGCTGCCATATCCATATTCTTGTTCGGCGTGGCTTTGGTGACATTAGTTGCTGCCATCGGTTTAGTTGCAGCTGTGCTACAGGGCTTGAGTGTTGGTGTTAGTCAAGAATCATTCTATGCAGCGGTACTTATATTTGGTGCCATCGCTGTAGCTATTTGGGCGTTGACGAAGATGCTAAAGAAGGCTAATGATTCTATTGCACAGAGTGGTGCCGGTACTGCGTTATTTGGTTTAGCAGGTATCATATTGGCCGTAGGTTTTGTTATTGAACAGATTACATCTCTCACGACAACCTGGGGTAATGGCGACGCTATGTGGGCTGCTGTAGCCATGATGGGCATAGTGTTTGTCGGCTTATATGCGCTGTTATATGGAATGAAAGAGCTAGCGACTGCAGTATCTGAAGCAGAGGGATTGGAAGAAAAGATGGATTCTGTTGCTAAGATGATGGGCGCTGTCGGCTTTGCGATAGCTGCTGTTGTTGCGGCATTGAAGATCATGGAGTACCTTGACATTGGAAGAGCAATACTGGATGCCATTATAATCATTGCTACTATTGGCTTGCTTATATTCGCAGCAAACAAATTGAACGTCGGAACCGCGTATGGAATGGCAGCTATCGCCGCAACTATTGTGGCTTTAGCGTTGTCTCTTGCACTGTTAGGTAGCCTTGAATGGGGTCAGATTATTAAAGGCGGCCTCGCAATTGTATTCTTAGCGTTCGTCATTGCTGCGATTGGTGCTGTCGTTGGATTGATTCCTGGTGTTAAAGAAGGTCTAGTGACTTTAGGTGTTGCTTTGCTAGGATTGGCAGCTGTTTTAGTAGTTGGTTTTGTAATCGCTGCAGCAATCGGATTTATATTCTATCAAATCGCACATTCAGCAGACAATATGTCCGTAGAGGATGTAGTCAATAAACTCCATGAATTCGTAGATGGTATTGTGCAGTACGCTCCTCAAGTTGGTGCTGATATTGGTAGGGCTGTTGGTGCCCTTATTGCTGGATTACTGATTGGCTTAGGAAATGCAATTGTGACCGGGCTCAGTATCCTTGGCCAAGCTATTAGCAATGCATGGAACAGCCTACTCGGTTCCGAAGGTCCGTTTGGTGCTGCAGCTAGAAAGATTCAGGAATGGATTGACAAAATCACCGGTTGGGTCAAAAGTGCATTTGAAACTATTGGCGGTATTATCGATGGTGTGGTGAATTTCTTTGATGACCCGATGGCTAGTATAAAGGGCTGGTTCTCTGGTGATAGCGCGTCACCTCCAGAAGCGGAAGTGACTAAAGCTAAGGAAAATGCTAAGAAGCCATACAAAGAAATGAAAGCCGGTGTCGAAGAGTCATCCGGTGAAACTAAGCAGGCGATAACTCAGGCAAATACTGACATTAATACTGCGTTTACTACTGCTGATATTTCAGGAGCTGAAGAGTATAAGACCAAGATAACTGACATATTTGGCGACATTAAGACTTCCGTTGGTGATGTTTCTGGACTTAAAGAGCAACTATCATCAGCCCTGAGTTTCGACCCAGCATCAATGGGTGTACAAAACTTCGATATTTCGCAGATGGTCAATATTACTGGTGGTGCCGAGCTTGGTGGCGGTGCTTCTGGCCAGGTTTTGGACTCATTAACTGGCGGATTAGACGCAGGTCTTGGCGATGTGCAAGGAAGTATCACTACGCTGGCTTCTGGCGCTGACGAACAATGGGCTTCTTATGACTGGAAGACTGTAGGTGCCAATGCCACATACGGTATTGCGGCCGGTCTTGAAGACTCTGCTGCGTTCGGTGAGGTAAAGAGTAAGGCTAGACGTATTGCACAGGCAGCTATTGATGAAGCCAATGCAACGCTCGATAACCGTTCTCCATCTCATGTAATGCAGCGTGTCGGTAGGTTCGCAGTTGAGGGCTTTATTTTACCATTCACTACGATGCTGTCTACTGTAAAGAACGCTGTCGGAGCCATGGCTGATACGGCTATTGTCACTGCTCAAACGGCAATGGATAGCATGTCTATGAGACCTACTGTAACCCCAGTGCTTGATATTTCAAATCTGGAAAAAATCCCGGGGGTTGGAACTGGACTTGAAATCCCAATTCGTGCTGATATTCGTGGCTTAGGCTCTGATATTGACGGAATGACTAATAGAATCGTTAACAGTAACAAATCGGTTACTACTAAGATAAATGAACTTATTGACAAACTAGAATCTGTTGAGCTCAAGATTGCATTACAGCCGCAAGAGCTTGATGGTAATGTTATTACTGATACAGTTGAAGAAATCACATCAATTCGTAAGTTACTTAGCGACTTTGGAAAGGGGGAAGCATAAATGTATTCAATTAAGTACATTGGCGATGGCCAGGTCCAAGAGACTATTGATATTAACAAAATCATTAAAGTATCATCACGACCTGTGATTCCTCCAGTTAGTCCGGTGGTCTACACTACGGATTTGGGTGATGGAACTAAATACTACGAGGAGGCCGGTTATTTTCAGGACCGGTCTTTCTCTTTGAATTGTGGATTCACAGCTGCTGAAGACGATGAATGGCAAAGAGTTGCTGCTACGATCCAAGATTACTTCAAAGTGAGTAGCGGAAAATTATATTTGCCAGACGATGATGCCGAAACCTTCTGGAAAGTGAAATTCATCCAAGTTGGCTTCGAACAGCGTGTTATGGGGCGAATGACTAGCGTATCGGTGAGTGTCGTTGCTTATCCATACCAGTATATTTCCCGATTCTATGACAGACCGTTTGAGATTAATGTCGTTAATGGCGGCGGTCAAACGAAGCAGGTGATCCATAACCCATATGACTCATCCAGTCCGTTATATTTGCTGCATCGAGTTAACAGCGATGAGGATGTTGTCATTGAGAATGACGTGACTGGTTTTACGTCTACACTAACTAAACCTTTTGTATCTCTAACTAATGGTAAGACGGTAGACCACGTTGAGGTTAACCCTGACGAGTACACTATTCGACAAGTATACACTGACGGCACAAGCCAATGGTGTAACAAGATTCTTAGAGGTAGATTCGACTCATTCTACTTACCTGCTGGACACACAACTCTGACATTCAAGCCGTCTAAGGGCGTTGGATTCAAAGTTGACTTGTATCGGAGGTTCAGCAAGCGATGATTAACTTATATTTGAATGACTATTCAGTAGAAGACATGATCGCACAGGCCGGTGATGTGGTTATTAGAAGACCAATCAAAGCCAAAGCAGTCATGGAACGTAACAAAGAATGGTCTGTAGAGATTGAGTTCCCTGAAGCTGATATGCTGGGCTATCAAATGGTCGATGAAGCGTATGTTAAGGTTGACTTGACGCATGCTAAAGACCAACTATTCAGTGTGGTGTATTGGAAGTATAACCGTAAAAAGCACACTTACACTGTTTATGGCGTTGATATTTTCCATTTGAGCCAGAAGGAAGTGCTTGTTACTGACTCTGAATTCAAGCAGGTTTCGACATGGGGCAACGCTATCAAGACTTTGAACGAGTTAATTACGAAATCGAACCCAAAGAAAAAGTATATTTTGGAGGGTGAACAAGGTTACGACAACACAGCAAAGCCTGATAGATTCCATTCATATTTGATTATCCCTCACTATGACCAAACTAAGGCGATTGACGTGTATCAACAGAACATGAATGCTGGAGCTCGTATTGTATCTCACCCGATGAACAGAACGCTGGCCCAGAGATATTACATGACTCCTGACGCCGACGGTGAATGGTTTCAGCTATGGAATGAAAAGTCAATTATGCCATTGGATATTTTGGGCGAGGTAATTGCTGAAGAACGGCAGGTTACACAGTCTGAAGACCATTCCGGTGATAACCAACGATGGAAGATTGAACAGTCACCATATCCTGGTTATTGGAACGTTGTAAGTAAGTTAGATTCGAGATATTGCTTGGCATTCACAGCTGAAGAGCACACATACCCTGACGTAGCCGGAGGGACAATTCCGTATCGTCAGCTATGCATATCTCAGAGAAGAGTGTTGCCGAGTGCTGCGGCTTCTAGGCAATCGTTCCAGTTTCATCGTTCCGAGACTGTAACATTGGCTCACTGGGAGCAACTTAATCTGATTGAGGTCTTATTTGGAACTTCTGATTACTCCATGGCCAATAAGTGGGAAGAATGTGAGCAGGCTCATGTCACAGCAATGTATAACAACCTGACGTGTTATTTTGGCGGTGCTTATGCTCGAGATTGGGTTAAACCAGTAGAGTATTACATCGCTTCTCCGCGACTTGTAACAACACAGGAAAAGACTGTTGACATGGAAGAAGTGTACACAGGTATCGTACCTATTGGAGCGAATGACAGAATGCTTCCTACGGACTACCCAGGAACTAAGAACGGTGTTGTTGTGTTGGGTGATACTGATTATTTCGAGAACCTTTACGACAAGTACGAGTTCCATAGAGTTAAGTACGAGGAGTATCCTGAAATCATTTGGACTGAGGACCAGCAAGACGCTGATTTGACAGAGTATGATGTATATTCTACAGAGGCTCACTTGAATCGGGCTCTTATGAATAGGGCTAAGAAGGATCTACGTAAGACAACTATCCGTAAGCCAAACGTAGATTTAGACATTAAGATTGCTTATATTTTGGATAACGAAGAGTTAACTTCCAAGCTTAAGCTGTCTGACAAGATATATTTCATGGGTAACGTATCGGACAACGTTGAAGGGTTCTATCTTGACAAAATTGAGTATGACCTAATCACCAAACGTATTACTGACATTACATTAGCAGAGATTAAGGAGGATATTTAATGGCGATACAAGTTTATAACCACATAAGTGTCGACCTTGTATTCGACTCAACGATTCCTTCGATTGATGTCATGCAGGGCGACACTGCTCGTGGATTAATTGTTACATATTTAACCGAAGTTGATAACTTAGATAGCTCAGATGTTAGAGCAGTATTAAAAGTAGAGCGTCCTGATGGCGTAAAAGGATGGGCTCAAGGAACTGTCCGTAAGCTCGGTGCTGACATGGCGCAGGTTGAGATTGAGCCAACACAGGACTACGCCGCATTGATTGACGTTCCTGGAGTGGCAAATGCTGTTTTAGAACTATATTCTGGAGACGCTATAGTTTCCACATTTAGATTTCGCATAGACGTGAAGGAGAACCCGTTCTATGGAACGACTATTGGGAGTCTTACTCCCAAGCAGCTGGAAACTGTAGAGGAGACTGCTTATCAGTCGGCACAGGATTGGATGGACGATCATCCAGAAGCGACAACATCTATACCTGATGGAAGTATCACATCCGCCAAGCTCGCTAATGGTGCGGTTATTCGTGATAAGATTGCAAACACTGCCGTATCTGCTGGGAAGATTGATAGCAACGCTGTAACAGAGCCTAAGATTGCGGCTAACGCAGTGACAACCGCTAAAATCAAAGATTCCGCAATTACGAATTCCAAAATTGCCTCGGGGGTTATTTCTGAAGACAAATTGGCATTTGACCCGTTTGCCGATATGGTGTTTTTGACGAAATTCAGCGGTACCAATTATCAGCAGACTAGCAGCCAGATTGATATTACTGGGTATAGAGCTTTACTGTTGGGGGCTGGCACAAATGGAAACGATAGGCGTATATTACAGACTACGTTAATGCCTTTGAGCTGGTTAACTGATGGTCCATATTCGCTCAGGGGCAGCACCTCAGTCGAGAATAACTGGCAGGCTGCATATCACCAAGGCCCCAACGAATATGTAGCATATTTATCGTTTGTGGACGATAATCATGTTGTTATTGCATCTGGCGGAGCACATGTTTGTGCGTTCTTATACGGAATCAAGTAGGAGAGGATATGCAAATGATTACAAATGTTATTGTGGCAATCTGTCTGATTGGAATCGGTTTAATTGTTGGAATGACTATTGGCTTTATATGGAGGTTTAGATGAATCTACAAGATATTCAATTTACGGCAGGGTACTGGACGGTACTTCTGCCGCTTATTTTTATGTTAGGTGACTTTGTAACTGGGTTCCTAAATGCATGGGTCCACAATGAAGTCAAAAGCTCCATGCTAAGAATTGGCGGAGTTCACAAAGGGTCTGAACTGTTAGCGTTGATGCTTGTCTGGTTTGTACAGCAGGCGTTAATGCTACCGGTAGACTTATCTGCTATATATGCGTTGTACCTCGTATTTATGGAGGCTACGAGCATTATTGAAAATTTGGACAAGATTGGTGTGCCCGTTCCGAAATTCTTGAAGAAGCGCATCAATCAAGTGATTAGCGATGTAGACAAGGAGGAATAACATGGCTGATATTGATACTGTGAATGTACCAGATGTAATTGATCCAAACATTGGTGGAACTACAGACGACGAATCCACAGAAACTGACGTTAGCAAAATCCCATATCCAGAAGGAACCGCTCCGCCGGAGTTGAACGATGCGGTGCATGCCGATATTCAGTACACTTTAACTGAGGCTATTATCGACTATATTAAGACATACGTTGAAGAGCATTCTGGGGCACCTGTTCCAGAAAGTACACTCGCTAAGTGGCGGTCGCTTTCGGCAACAGAACTGATGTATACACTTGTTGCTAAACCTATACCGGGAGCGCCTATGCCGAATGAATTGTCTCTTGCTGAGATTTTACCGATGTTTATGAAGGAGACTTCTGGACCGACATATGTACTTCCTAAACCATATCCAACACTATATTACACTGGTACGAGTTCTGATAATTATCAAGTGGCCGCTTTTGGTAACGGTGATACGTATCAGGGAGGTAAGACAAACCGTTTCCACCTCGTACTAGTTAATATGGAAGACAATATGGTTAGGCAGAAAACTGTTAAACATGTAGCATCAGCTTTAATAATGCCTATTGGTGATTCACCGTTTAATGTTATGTATTTCCCCGTTAACTCACTTTATGGTTTTCTGGTTGGATTCTCAGACGGTAGTAGAAAAGTGATACAGGAAGCCAGTTTTGTTAAAGCAACATTTTCGGTATCAGCAGATGAAGCAGTTACGTTCAACGGACCAGCGAAGAAGCAAGTAAAAGTTTCACTGATGGCGACATTCGAGATTGGCGAAGTCCTACACTTGAATATTCCGAAAGATTGTTTCCTTGGAAATAAGATATTACTTGCAAAAGCCGGAGACTTTGATTTTAAGGCCAGTGTAGGATCGGTTAACCAAGATTATTATTACGCTACTAGATTCGAAGTTACGGCCAGCGGTATTTACCTAACTATATTCTATGCGGGCAACGAGGCTAAAACGTTTGAAAAAGGAGACAAACTTGGTGATATTGACATTCATCCACGCCCGGTGCATGAATCATATTATGGTGAGGATATCACAAAGTTTATTGACTATTCAGACGGATGGGACACAGAACTGGACAGTGACAGCGGAGATGCTGGTGATAATGATCAAGGAGGCACGCCAACAAAATAATGTCACAATTTACAGACTATCGCAACACTAGACTCGGTCGGTCACTAGATGTTGATGGTTTTTACGGTGCCCAGTGTTGGGACCAGTATGCCGACTATTGTGGATATTTAGGCGTTCCACACGCTAACTGCACAGCTACTGGCTATGCCGGCGATATTTGGACGCAGCGCAGTTACAATGGAATGCTGAAGAATTTTGACGAAAAACCTCGTGAGCAGGTTCAGGTAGGCGATATTTGTGTATTCATGCCTACGCAATGGACACCATATACTCACGTCGGTACTGCTGCTTCTGGTAATCACGCGGGTCAGGTTCTTATTTTAGGACAGAACCAAGGTTCATCAGTTATTAACGAAGTGTGGTTACCTATTGAAGCATTATATCCTACAGTCTTCCGTCCAAAACAAAAGAAGCAGTCTCAGTTAGACGGAAACGTTAAGCCAGTCAATGACATGAATCTGAGATACAGAGCTCACGTTCAGGATATTGGCTGGAGAGAAGAAGTCCATGATGGAATGATCGCAGGTTCTGTTGGAGCTGCGAAACGTCTTGAAGGACTTTATATTGACACCACCAAAGTTAAAGGTGGTAAACTACGACTCAATGCCAAGGCCCATATTTCCAATGTAGGCTGGGTATTATATAAAGACATCAGACCTGACACGCTGATTGGTACTGTTGGTAAGAAGCAAGCTATCGAGGCGATTGAATTAGACGTCATCGAGAACACAACGGGAAAGACCCTTAAGTACCAAGTCCATTTAGCGAACAAGGGATGGACGGGGGCCGTGCCTCATGACACAGCAACTGGAAGTACCGGGTTAAAGATCTCAATCGAAGCGATTAAGATTTGGCTTGAGTAGTGCATAATTTTATTTCCGCGACGACTTATGATACAACACATGCCTGTAACCCATAAGATTAAATCCCTACTCACTAACACCTTATGAAATGTAAGTATCATAAGTCGCAACTAAAAGAGGCAGCTGCCTATCCCCTTCTGCTGCCTCTTTGTTTACTTTGGTATAAAGACCTAATGGTTAGTGTTTAATAGTAAACTATTCTATCGTGGTATATTTCCTTGACAAACCTATGCCAGAACGACCGTTTATTTTCTTTAGTAAGCATCTCATACATCTGTCTGAAGTTAACGTCTTTGAGCTCCTGCTTGACGACTGGCTCGGACTGCTCAAGCTCGGCTAACTGGTTGTTGAGTTGTTTATATTTTGTATCAAACTCGTTACGGTCTATCAATCCTTCAACGTAAAGCTCTTTTAGACGAGTAATCTTATTTTCAATTTGAGATTTTCCCACGGCGGGTTTTTCAGTGGTCAAATCCAGATTGTATGTGTCATCGCCCATGAGCTTGTCCATGTCCTCAAGTAATACACGTTCGATTATTTTTTCGTTTATGAGCTTCTTGTTGGCACATTTGTGGTTGTTATACGCTTGATTACATCGATAGTATATTTGTCCATTCTGGTAGTGCTGTATGCCTGCCATCGACCTTCCACATTCAGGACAGCGAACTAATCCTGTAAACAGATACACTCTATCACTCTTACGTATTGACTTTATATTTTTGCTAAGTCTATCCTGAACTCTATCAAATTGCTCGGTAGTTATGATCGGCTCGCAGAATTGGTCGTTCAAACCTTTTGGGTGGCATCCTTTGTAATACATATTTGTGAGCTTACTTCGGATGTTATTAAGAGTGCATGTGTTTTCCGGATGAGTGTCATTCCACCACATCGCTGTCTGATGCACACTTCCTAATTCCTCATATTTGTCAAACAACTCTTGTATTTTCCAACTATTCTCTTCATCAATCACTAACCTTTTGTCTACTATCTTATACCCAAGTGGAGCGTTTCCAGTGTTAACCAAGCCTTGTCTAGCTCTGTAAGCGAAGACGTCGTTTATTCTCTCTGACACTTTCTCTCGTTCTCGCTGAGCTAATGACAGCTTAAGGTTGAAGATGAACTTACCGTCAGCTGTGGATGTGTCAATATCGTCTTCATGGATGGCCTTGATGCTCACGTTCTTCTTTTCGAGCTCTTGGATGGTTATATTTGCGTCTAAGAGGTTACGGCTGAAACGATCCAGCTTTGTGAATAGGATAATTTCCCCTGGGCGTGATTCTGAAATCATATTTTGGAAAGCTATCCTCTTCTTAATAGAACCTCCAGAGATTCCTTCATCTGAGTACACTTTTCTGACATTCAGATGATTTTCCGAACAGTAGCGAGTTAAGTCATCTAACTGAGTCTGTAACGACATTCCATATTTGACTTGGTCTTCCTTTGACACTCTTGTGTATAGTAGTGCGTTCATATTTACCTCCTTTAGTGTAGTATAACACGGAAAATTACACATACCATAATAGAAAGAATAGTTATTAAAATTGGAGGTAAAATTATGTTAAAGAAAATTAATGATAACGAAACTTTTTGGACTGTAATGTATTTTGTGACTGTGTGGTTAACACTTGCATTAGTAACATCCATGATTGAGGGAATAATTCCAATGTTCACTGGAGAATGGAGCGGATATTCAAGTTACTATACATACTTATGTATGATGAGTAATTTGAAAATGTGTTTCATATTAACAGCAAGAATTGGAAGCGTCTACTTAGTGTGGAAGATGCTGAACAAGTAACCACTAGGGACCTTTACACAGTCCCCTATTTTTACACGCCTCGTAATGAAAGAGAGGTAAACAAAAATGTTTATTAATAATTTAAATTGGGCAAAATGTACTATGGAAACTTGGATTAAAGATGGAAGATGTGATAATCTAAATTCTGTATATTATGAAATTATTGAGAAGCTAAACAAAGATGAACGGAAAGTTTTTAAAGCTTATTTCAGTGAAAGTTTAGTAATGCACCAAATGTTGAGAGACACGTTAGTAAACTATGTCGATCCAGATGGTAACATTAATAAACGCGTTGAAGGGTTTTATGAAGAAAGCCGTATTTGTGCTGCTTTATCTGCGATTATAGAATTATTAGAGGTATAAAAAATCCAAAGAGCTACATTTAGCTCTTTTTTTTTCTCATATTTTACACACTTCTTAATAGAAAGAGAGGTTAAATATTATGAAAACTAAAATGTTTTTAAGAGATGTTGTATGGAGCGTTTTGTTCGCTGCAACCGCTTATGTGACTGTATTTGCGTTATTTCTACAGAGAGAGGTATTCTTTGACGAATTGATAATCGTTGTAGAGATTGTAGCATTATACGAATGCCTGAAGTGGTTTTGGACAGAATGCTATATTTGTAATGATAATGTTAGTAAAGCCAAATCTTTAAAGGGACAAAAGTGGGAAAAACACTAGGCCCTTTTTTACACGCCTCGTAATAGAAAGAGGTGAATATTATGAGAAAAACAAAAAAATATTTATTGCAATCTATGCAAAGAGCGTATGACGCTTTGTATTACGATGATTGGGATAAGAGGTATGATTTATGGGATTTCAAAGGCCGTTTTGATGTGAATGAACACCAGCCGATGCTTAAAACGAAAACCCAGCATCGGTACGTTCTCAGGAGGAATCCTGAAATTCGTGCCGTTGAAGAGTTTGATATTCGAGGACGAAGCAGAGGATTTCGCATCTTTAATACCGGCTATGATACCAATTTAGATTGGGCATTGAGAAAGATCAATCGTCACTTGTAATACAGAGAGTGCATACGCGCTCTTTTTCTCATTTTTACACAGTGCATTATGAACAAAGGAGGTTGATGAAATGTTCGAAAAAATCAATGGAGAAGTTATGAAGGAAAAGATTGACGATTTAAAAGCAAAGGGTAAGCAAACTTGGAATTGGGTGAAGGACAATCCCGACACTGCGTTCTGGATTGCTGGAATCATGTCGTTTGGTCTGTTGACCATTGACGGCATGAAGACAGCTTCGGCGCAAAGAAAGGTGTTAAAGTCCGAAGCCGAATCTAAGAAAGCATACGCCAGATATTATAACAATCGGGCGTGATTTTCCTAACGGAGATACACTTCTCCGTTTTTTACACTCCTTTTAATAGGAGGTGATGTCATGAAAGACATTTTAGACTTTATTTTACTGGAATCTGATGATGATTTTGACTTATTTGCGGCTGTCGATAAACTTAGTGAATCGGACCGCGCAAAACTAAGTGCGGCATGTGATGCAATGCTAAGTCGGTATGGCACTGAAAACGATGAAAAATACATCAGGTTCAATGTGATCATGGTCCAGTCTTTACTGGCCTAGCTTTAGTGGGGATTACACAGTCCCCTATTTTCTCATATTTACACATACCATAATGAAGAGATCTAAGGGAAGCAAGGCAAAACTTGTGCGCATACGGACTAATAGAAACGTAGCGGTTATGCATAACCGTGGTAGGAAGAAACAAAAAGTGGTCCCATCCCGATAGCGACGGCTTTAAAGAAGAAGTATACACTCTTCACTATTTTTTACACACCTCTTAATAGAAAGTGAGGATGATAATATGTTAGAGATAATTTGGGATACTATTAAAACTTTTCTTGGATGGCTTTGGAGGGTCTTCTATACTCTCCTGGCGATAGAGATAACATTAGTAGTGTTCATGGTTATTGTGACCATGATATTATCGCACTAATTTATAGGGGATTACACAAATCCCTTATTTTTACACATTCCTTAATAGGAGTAAACAAATATTAAGGAGGTAAAATTATGAAACAAAATAATAATTTGTTAACTGCTATCAACGAGTATGTTATGACTGGAAGAAATGAAAGATTATGCATGGAAAGAATATATCAGTGTGTTGATAAGCACAATATTTGGAGATATCTGCATGAAATCTCAGAAATGGGATTTAATGTAAACAATCCGAGATTAGCTGCTGTTCACGAGGAAATGTTCACTCGTGCATATCAATAAACCAATTCCAGGAGTTACACACTCCTGATTTTTCTTATTTTTACACATTCCATAATAGAAAGAAGGAGGTTCTATATGAACAAAGATGAAGTAAAAACTGTTGAAGCAAAGGAAACTGTAGTTGAAGCTAAGGATGGCTTCTTTAAGAAGTCTTGGACAAAAACGAAAGAATTTGCCAAGAAACATAAAGGAGCAGTAATTGGCGCAGTTGCTGGTTCCGCAGCAACAATAGCGGGTTTACTGTATTTGGGCAAAGATGGTATGCCTAATTCTGAGACGGAAGCTGTAAACAGCGAAAGTCCTATGGACGAGTAGCAACTTTACAGCCTCCGGGCTTTTCTCATTTTTACAATTCCCATAGTGAAGGAGCAAGAGATGTGTAAGCTTCCATGTTACTGAGATAACGTGGCATCATTCCAGTCTCCTTCTTTTATTTTTCACACATAGTTAACAAAGGAGGTAATTAAAACTATGATGACTGATTTCTATTTAGCTGAATTTATTGCGTTGTTATTTGTGCAGTTTGCTATTCACGGTGAAATTAATGGAAATGATTACAATTGGCTATTAGAATCGGCCGAGCACGATGCTATTCGTGAAGCATCCAAACAAATTTCTGACCGGTTTGCGAACAACGATTTCACAGTGGCACAGCGCCAGAGATTGTTCTATATTATTGGCTTGGCGTCTATTCGAAGTGTTGACAGATAGGGAGGCTGGCATGGAAAAATACGATGAAATTAAAGCCACAATACCAACTGAGCTTGTGGACTTATTAAACACTAAATATGATGGTGAAAAGTATCGCTATGTTCGCTGCACGTGCAATTTACCGATTTCTATAGTGCTTAGAGCTAAGGAGCCACCATGCCCAGGCGTTTATGCAATGATGTGCCCAAATTGCGGACGTGTACATTATATTTTGTCAGCAGTTATTAACAAAGAAGGAGGAGTTGAGCTGTGATCGGAGATATGAAAAACTATAGAGCACCAAGTTATTTACTGGATGTTATAACGGTGCGTGGTAGAAGTGAAGAAACACCAGCACTTATTTTTGATTTAGATAAAGATGGCTATCGCAGACTGCGTGAGGTAATTCGTGTTATGGAGCGTGGTGGTGTAATCAAGTGCGACGGCACGTTATACAACATAGCAGATATCACGGTAACCACTAAAGATTCGGTGTTACTCGATACTGTTGGTCTTGCCGATGATTTTGTAGCAACGGTCGATGTTATTTTAAAGGAGGTTAAACATGACTAGAAGAGAGAAAGATTTTGTAACTGATGTTAAGTTTGGCGTGGCAACTGGTATATTTTGCTGCGTCGTTAAATTTGTAGTTGACTGGCTTGAAAACAAACTGGAGGAAATGGAAAATGAAGAAACTAGATAAATTTATTTTGGACCATCCTGAAATGTCAGCTATCGTTGCGGCGATTAGTATCACTATTGGTTTTATTATGGATCTAGAGATGCTTAAAGACGACGCGCACCGATATATTCAGGAGCGTGATAATAAATGATACTTGAAGACCGTATAATGAAGCGCATCAAAGCACGGTACGCTGCTGAATTAGCGTCCATGCTTGAGTACACATATTTGGCAGAGCATACCAACATGCCAGAATCGGATATTTTCTTAAAAGAGGCTGAAAGACGCCTCTTTATTTGTGATTATTTGCATCGACTATTAGTGTCTGCACATGCTGATTTGTCTAATTACAACGTTATGTACGTTGATGCTGTACGAGCTATTGACCATTGTAGAAAGAAGATACGTAAATGAGCACAACATTAAAACAATTGAACGAACACATATATTTGTCAAAAAGCGGTGGGTATCCAGACCTCGTGTTTAAAGACTTAGATGAGTTGTACTGCTATATTATGAAAACTAAGGGATTTAAGATTGGCAATCCAAACAGTGATTATGTCGTCATGCCTGAATCATATGGCGCAGACGATTTCGATTGGATGAAAAAATCTGCTTGTGACCATGTTATGGCACATCTTGACGCATTAAAAGAATTAAATAAGAAAACGAAGGAGGAAGAAAGCATGAGCTATAGCGTTTACAACAAACCAGCAACAGTTATTAACATTGATGACTGGGAACATGATTTTGAAACAGTCCATAATGGATTGGTTTCGATTATTACTGTCAATAAGGAATTCAAATACCGCGATGAAGCGGATGACACGATTAAGTCAATTCAGGATTCTGAGTATATTTTTATTACATCCGATGCTATGGCTGGTGCGTACCGTCGTGTTAAGTGCACTGGATATGATGTTAACTACGTTACTGATCACAATGGCGTTGAATTGAAATTAACTTATGCCAACTAAAGAAGAAGTCATTGAATATTTAGAAAGATTATTAAAAGGAGGTAATAAACAATGATGAAAAAAGTATTATTAGGTGGATTATTTGGAGGAGCATGCTTCGTTGCGGGTATTATCGTAGACACTCATTTAGAAGTTAAAAACGGTCGTCGTTTGGCTAACGATATTTACACTGGTAACAAGCGAATTTCGGATCTTTCATATAGAGAAAAGACTTATATTTATAGATACTTTGATTATGATACGTGGAAGGTGAAACATACCGGTGCCAACGGAGATTTTATGCATGACTAATTTATTTCTTGGTATATTTATCGGCATCGTTGTCGGGTGGATACTGTGCTGTGCAGCCATCCAATATTCCGGAAAGATGCTTTGGAAACAACTTAAAGCCGGTCGACGATATGAGACACTTACCTCTGTCGAAGCACTATGCATACTCAGTGTTGTTCCTGATGATATTTGGGAGAAAGTTAAAAGAGATAATTTAAAGGAGGTTGAAGAATGATTCAATTTATTGTTATTGCACTAGGAATATTGGTAGCATTCGCGTTTGGACGATTTACTGCACAACAGGAAATGGCCGAACGTTTAAACGAAGTATTATGTGAGTTTAGAAAGGCTCATCCTGAATTGTTTGAAGATGAATAGTTTTCAGGCAGTGTGTGTATTCGTCGCTATATTTGCGATGATATTAATCTATGGTTATGTTATGTACCGAAAAGGGTTCAAAGACGCTGTTGACCAGTATGAAGTGCACCTCAACGTTATGATACAGGAATTGGATGACCAATTGGCAGAAAAAAGAGCCGAAAGGTATAATGATTCCAATTTTTACAGCTTCCATAATAGGAGGTGAGTAGAATTATGACTAGCAATGAGTTGCTTCAGTCCTTGATTGACAAAGCCGGAAAGGACGGGTTGTCTAGTGATGAATTACAATTGTTAAAAATACTTGCCGAAGAGCGACATAAAGACGCTGAGCTAGAAGCAGATATTCAAGAAAAGAAATGTCAAAGGCTAGCTGAGTGGTCTAGGTGGCTAATCGGTGGTATTGGAATTGGGATTATTACGTGGGCAACCATGTATTATGAAGAGAACAGTGTAGTCACTGGGACCAGAGGCAAAATACTAGGCAGGATAGTTGATAAGACTATTAACCGCCATTATTAAGAGCAGGGCTATACAAGTCCCGCTCTTTTATTTTTAGAAAGGAGTGTATAGATGCTTAACGTAGACGCGTGGGAAGCCACGAAAGGCAATTGCGGGAAGTATAGTTTCAGATTGGATATTCGTGATGTCTTTGATGTCGATGTCTATGAGTTTGCAAAGGATATTGAGGATGAAGACAAGAAGGTGTCATACGATGGAAAGATATTTAAAGTATCGGATTATGGGACTATGACAGACTATGTGAAGCAAGGCAGCCAATTCTATATTTTGGCTAAGCCGACAAAAGAAAAACTTTAGGAGGAACAATGGATTACAACAAAATTGAACAACAAGAAAAGCCTGAAACAAAGCAGCCTACAGATAAGAATGATGGAGCTGTGGCTGCTGCAAGACCCGATGGACCTGTAAAAGTTCCGGAAAATGTGACATATGAGGATCCGGAGGAGAAAGTAGATGAACCGAAGAAATCGCTGTTAGCTCGTTTCATTGACTTATTTGTGGGCAGCAATGGTGTGAAGCAAGCCGCAAAGAGAGTGCTGGATGAGACGGTGTTTCCGAGCTTAACGTCATTAGGCGTGGATTTTCTAGAGAATACGCTTGAGACGATGGTCTATGGTACACCTAATCGTGCGAATTATTCGGGTCGTCAACATAATTTGCAACAGCGTGGTAATCAGACGCCGTATAATGCAATGTTTTCGTCTAACCAGCTGACTTCAAGTTTTCGCCCGGCTGGAGGAACCAGAGGCAAAATCAGAAAGCTTCCGGAGCCGGCATATCCTACGTCTATTGAGGCTGATGAATTCATCGATATTATGTCTGACTATATTCGTGATAATGGCTACGTCACGGTATATCAATATTTAAACACAGCTAACTGGCCGAATGAAACGCAGGCTACAGACCGTAACTGGGGTTGGCATACTAGTCATGCGTTCAGTAAGCGACGTGTGTACGTTAACGGCGAGAAAATGTGGGCCGTAACGATTGACAGAGAACCAGAAAGTTTATAAAAGGAGGATATTTACATGAACTTTGGAACACTTGTAAGAGGATTTAAAAGAGCTGTAACACTTATTTACAAACACAGAACTACTATTATGGTTGGCGCTGGTGTAGCATCGACTGCAGCAGGCGTATATTTGACTATTGAATCTACGAAAGAACTCGATGGTGAGTTCAAAGAGTTCGAAGCGGCTAAAGAAGCTGGCGAAGAAACTGATACTAAAGAACTTATCGTCACTGTAGCTAAATCTGTATGGAAACCTGCATTATGTTTCGCTGCCGGTGCTGGATTGATTATATTTGCACATAGAATTGACCAGAAGACGATTCGTGGATTAGCGACTGAGGTTGCGAGTCTATATGCGTCGGATGCTTGGAATCGTGAGAAGTATCGTCGTAAATACGGTGCCAAAGCATTACGTGAGTTTGATGAATGGGACGGTAAGGATGAAAAGGAGGTGATTAGTGAAGAGGAGCAAAAAGAGCGCGATATTCGTGAAGCGCAATTGAGACCGTCCGTTGCTCCATATTTAATTAGAGGAAACTGGTTCGCACGAAGCGACGCCTATGACTCATCTGATAACCTTGTGAATGATTCGATGATTAAGCAGATGGACCAAGCGGTTGTAAACATCATGCGTAATTCATATTCTGGAAGAGTGACATTCAGGGAAGTGCTTGACTGTTTCCAAATGTATAAGGATATTGATGCGATTGATGAAAAGATTGCGAATGGCGAATTGCCTGAAGGATATTTGGACGATAAAGGCTGGACTATGCAGACGTGGTATGGTGTTGACCAGGAAATTGATGCTGTAGATGTCGAACATACGTCCGGAGTATTGCGTCAGGAGATTTATGTCCGTTGGCCAGGACAGCCGAAGTTATTTGTGGCTTTAGATTACGCAGGTAAGAGACCACTTCAATATTAATGGAGGTCTTATGCGTATTGATATTGAAAAAAGGATTGAAAAAGCGCAAAGGGAGCACGAGCGTAAGGAACGAGAAGAGCAAATTAAGACTATATTTAGAAGGGATCCCAGTCTTAGTGAAGTCGACTTGTTCCTGTTAGGAGAGCAGTTTGAAGACTATACCACTGAGTATAAGTACGTTCTGTGGAAATTGCATAAGCTCGATAAAGAAAAAGATGCTGAATTGTACTGGATGATGTTGGAAGCTTATCATGTCGAGTGGGAACCAACATATTATCAGAAGAATACCGAAGTAAATTTGCTCGAGGGTATCCGGGACTCACGAGAAATGTTCGGTATGGTTGGGCTTAAGTATGATTACAACCGTTTCTCCGCGGGAGACGTGTTGATGTTTTATGCTGAGGAGTTGTCAAGGGACATTGACTGCTCCTTGGCTTTTGCTTTAGAGCTATATTTCAAGAACCTAGGTTTACCAACTAAAGATATTATCATGTCAGATAGATATTCAGCCACTATCTGTCAGGTATTGAATGATTTCTTGGTGTCAGATTTAGAGCCGGCGCACGCTACTATATTTGACCCTGCCACATACGCTCGTGGCTCATACTATGTAGAAATTGATGACTGCTGGGATATTCCTGCCTGGTGGGATCAATATCAAGAGTTTTTGAAGATTTTACAACCGGTGATGCAATATTAAAGGAGGATTAACACCATGAATTTTGAACGTTTTAAAGCAGGGTTTGAGGAATTAGTTAATGCATATTTGAGTGACCATAACATCGAAACAGATAAACCAATCTATATTTACGAGTGCAATATTGACTCATTTGGTGACGGTAAGCTAGACGCTTCGCTTACGACTAGTGACTTATATTTTGTGTATACTGTGTCAATGCGTGGACGTCATGAGAATCTGCAGGTGTTCCGTGGATTAGGCGGACTTAGCCGTGATTCGATTGCTATGTATTCAGATAACATTAAATATTTAAAGGACTCTCGTATTAGCAAAAATTATCTAGATGGCCGTCTATCAGGTGTACCATGGGCCAAGGATTTTCCTTGCAATAAGGAGGAAGAATAATGGTTGACATGAAAGCTCCGAAGGGTACTTTGCCAACTCTTGGCGAATGGTATGTACTGGCTGAAGATTATGAAGTAAAGACTGGTCGTAGTGCAGGGACAATTATCCCTCACTATGATCTTGGATATATTGCTCGAGAGCGATGCCCTGGGGTGTATATTTTCCTGTTTAAATACGTTGGAAACCTGCCTACAGGGTCAGCGGATGTACCGGTTGATGAAATCAAAAACATGAAATTTATGTAAAAAGTACGAAAAAATTTCAGAAAAAGCCCAAAAGGTACCAAAAATGTTTTTGGTACCAGGGCCTTTTTTGGGGTACTTTTGTTAAATTTATGTAAAGGAATTATGTGATTTTTGTGTGATTTTGGTCAAAAATAGGCCTTTTTCAGTCCAAAATGGCCTGCGGTACCAAAAAAGGTACGAAAAACGACAAAAATCGACATTGTTGTATGCATTTTTAAAATGTATATAAACAATGTAAAAAAATCACTTTTTGGTACCTTTTTTGGTACCAGCTTAAAAAGGAGTCATTTTGATGGATTTTTATGAGATTGTGATGGACCAGGCAGGAAGTCCTAATCGACGTTCTGACGTGACCATCTATCCTGACTTTAAGCACAGGAAATCTCGTGACTTAATCTGTAAAGGTGGAACGTTATTTGCATGGTGGAATGAAGACCACTGGGACGATTCACCTGACAACTTAGTGCAAGCTATTGATAAGACACTGCGTGATGCAAAGAATCTATATTTGAAAGAGCATCCCGGTAGCATTGTTAAAGTGCGATACATGGAAAGTCACTCGTCGAAAGTTAAGTTAGACTTTGACAAGTATTGTGAGGCTCGGGTCCAATCCGATATTCCCTTCAATACAAAGATTCTATTTTCTGACGCTAAACCACGGCGCGAGGACTATTCCACATCGCACTTGAACTACGTACCGAAAGAAGGACCGACTGAAGCGTTCGACACGTTACTAGGTCGTCTATATTCTGAAGAGGAGTTACAAAAGATCCTCTGGTTTATGGGGGCACTACTCAGTAACAAGATGCAAACGATACAGAAGTTCATGTTCCTCTATGGTGGGAAAGGGACCGGCAAAGGTACAGTTATCGATATTTTTAAAATGATGTTTGATGGCTACTGGTCTCCTACAAGCCTTAGAGAGTTGACTGGCGGTGGAGCGTTTGCCACATCAGTTATTGAGGAAGTGCCCTTATTGATTGATGAGGATTGTGACTTATCTGGAATCAAGGATGACACAAATCTTTTAAAGCTTGTTGCTCATGAATCTATATTAGTGAATAAAAAGTATAAGAGTCCATATTCTGTGTCGTTTCCCGGTCTACTGATTACTGCGTCGAACCAGAGGTATCGTGTCCGTAACGTTGACTCAGGAATCACGCGAAGAGCAATTGTCGTTGAGCCGTCAACATATACGTTTGACTCTAAAACATATTTTGAATTGAAGAACCGTATCAAGTATGAAGTACCAGCTATTGCTTATAAAGCCATGGCTATATTTAAAGAGCTTGGTCCATTCTATTACGAAGAGTATGTCGATAGAGATATGATTGAGGCTACTGACTATATTTACGGCTTCGTGTCTGAGTATCAGGATAAGCTTGGTGATGTAGTGTCGTTGGATAGAGCATCATCGTTATTCAAGGAATATTTGGAGGACTTAGGTTTCGAGACTCGTGGATACAAGCGAAAAATCAAATCAGAGCTTCAGCGATATTATCGAAGCTTCTATCCTCAGAAGAAGATTGATGGTGTGAAGCTTAGTAATGTGTTTGAGGGATTCAAGGATGAACTTATTCACAGTACTACTAAGCAGAAAGCGAAGGTTGATACGTGGCTTATATTTTCAGATGCTGATTATTCTAAGCTAGACTTGGAACTTGACAAATGTCCGGCACAATATGCCAAAGCTGACGGAACTCCAGCAAAGAGCTGGGATAATGTTACCAGTGCACTGTGTGATATTAACACAAGCAAACTGCATTATGTTCGTCCGCCACAGAAGCATATTGTCATTGACTTTGACTTGAAGGATGATAGTGGAAATAAGAGTCTATATTTGAACATGCAGGCTGCTGCTAACTTCCCACCAACCTATGCCGAAGTCAGTAAGTCAGGTAGTGGATTGCACCTCCACTATATTTACGATGGTGACGTAACTAAGTTGTCTTCACTATATGATAAAGACATTGAGATTAAAGTGTTTAAGGGTAAGGCGTCATTGAGACGTCAACTTACCAAATTTGTTAACTTACCGATAGCCCATATTTCTGTTGGGCTGCCTTTAAAAGAGGAGAATTTAAAAGTGTACAAAGATGTTAAAGATATTGTGTGGAATGAGAAGCGTATGTATAACGCAATCGCTCGTGCTTTACGACGAGAGGTATGGCCGAACACTACGCCGTCCATGCAATTAATTGCAAAGATATTTGAAGATGCGCAGAAGCAAGGAGTTAAGTATGACTTAGAGGAACTAAGAACTGATATTTATGCATTTGCTTTAGGCAGTCACAACCAAAAAGATTACTGTCGAGAGTTGTATCGTAAGATTGTATTCAAGACAATTGAAGATGTTGACTTAGTTCCTGCACAGAAGTCTGGGAATAAAGTAGTTCCGATGGAAGAGCTATATTTTCTGGACGTCGAAGTTGTACCGAATAAGTGGGGTCTATGTCTTCGCCAGTTTAATTCTAAAGTTGGCAAGAAGTATACTAACCCAACACCTGCCGAAATCGAGTATATTTTGAGTTTGCCATTCATTGGGTTCAACTGCCGTGCGTATGATAACCATATTCTGCACGCTGGATTGCTTGGATACAGTAATGCAGAAGTGTATGCGCTGTCTAAAGGGATCATTAGTGGAGAGTCACATGGGTTCCATGAAGCTCGTGAATATTCTTATGCAGACTTATATGAGTACGTTGTTGAAAAGAAGTCGCTTAAGAAGTGGGAAATTGAGCTCGGTATTAAGCATGATGAATTCGAGCATGACTTTGACCAGCCTCTTACCGATGAACAGTGGGAACGATGCTTAGACTATTGTATGAATGACGTTATTGCAACGGAAGCGTTATTCAAGAATCGTTATAAAGATTACCAAGCGAGACTAATGATGGCTGAGTTATCTGGTTTGAGTATCAACTCTCCTGGACGTGCGCATGCAGCTGCTATATTGTTTGGTGATGATCCTCGGCCTCAGGATAAGTTGGTATATACTGATTTGTCTAAGGACTTCCCAGGCTATATTTACGATAAGAAAACCCACAAGTCTACATACATGGGTGAATCGCCATCAGAAGGAGGCTACACATATTATGAACCTGGAGTATATCATAATGTTGTGGTATTTGATATTGCTAGTATGCATCCTCATTCAGCAATAGCTATGAATTACTTTGGACCATACGCACAAAGGTTTAAGGACTTAGTCGATATTCGTATCTGTATTAAGCACGGTGATTTAGAATCCGCCAAGAAATTATTTGGTGGAAAGCTTGCGCCATATTTAGAAGACGAATCATCAACAAAACAGTTGGCTGCAGCATTGAAGATTTTCATTAACTCCATATACGGTTATACTGCTGCCCAGTTTGATAATCCATTCAAGCAAAAGGACAATGTTGATAACATCATCGCTAAACGTGGTGCGTTATTTATGATTAACCTTAAGCATGAAGTGCAGAAGCGAGGATACAAGGTCATCCATATTAAGACAGACTCAATCAAAATAAGTAACCCAAATGAAGAGATTACCAAATTTATTTATGACTACGGTAAGCAATGGGGTTACACTTTTGAGGTTGAAGATAGATACGCTATATTTGCGATTATCAACAAGTCGACGTATATTGCAAAGACCCCAGAAGGAGAATGGGAAGCCAAAGCAGCAGAGTTTGCTAACCCGTATGTATTCAAGAAGCTATTTACTGGTGAGCAGATTGAAGCCGAAGACTACTTTCTTACCAAAGAAGTCAAAGGAAAGATGTATGTCGGAGACAAGTTCGTTGGAAGAATCGGAAGAGTATATGCATCTGTGTCCGGAGACGATGTGTGGCGTGTAGATAAAGAAAAGAGATCTCACGTCAATGGAACAGTCGGTCACAAATGGAAGCTTGAGCAAGACTTCCCAGGAGTGATGGACGTAGATAGAAGCTATTACGATGAGCTATGTGAAGCTGCGATAAAGCATATTAATGAAGTAGGCCCATCTGGAGAAATAGTACAGGTCACAGACCAATTTAAAGATTTGATAACATATTATTAGAAGGAGACTATATTTTATGATGAAAACTGAACAGAACGTAACACTTGAAAATGTATTTGTAATTCCGAATAGCCGTGGTCTGGCATGGAGAGACTTTGCTGGTGTCAACTCAGGTGCCGGTAACCCTAGCTTTGTTATTCGTATTAGTGAAGAACAAGGCCACATGCTCGAAGATCTTGGCGGTTACAACGTTAAATGGCCAAAAGAAGAATGGGTTCGTAATAACCCAGACAAAGCACCGAACCCAAGCCTTAAGGTTATTGCTTCTTATCGCTATTTTGCACCAGAGATTCGTGTAAAAGTTAATGGTGAGATTATTAACTTCACTAAAGAAGACCTTGCAGACTTAGATAATGCTAGAATCTCATATGCGGCTGTAGTTGTACGTGGTACTGAAGTAACATTCAATGGCCGTAAGACTTATGCAGCATATTTGCAGGAGGCTTACTTTGAATTAGAGCAGCCACGTGCAAGTCTGAACGACCTCATTGCTGACAGAATGTAATGCTGTACGATTATCAGCAGGAAGCCATAGAAAAATTAAAATCCGGATCCGTGCTTGTAGGAGGGGTTGGTAGTGGAAAAACTATCACCTCTCTTTTTTATTATCGATATCACTTCGCGCATAAGAACTTGTATGTAATTACAACAGCAAAGAAAAGAGACTCACACGATTGGGAAGATGAAGCTAGAGCTGCAGACATTCGCTATATTCGTGTTGATAGTTGGAACAACATCAAGAAGTACACGTTCATTAAGGATGCGTTCTTTATATTTGACGAACAGAAGGTTGTTGGCTATGGTACATGGGCTAAGTCATTCATCAAGATTGCTAAGCAAAACTATTGGATTCTGTTGAGCGCAACTCCCGGTGATGTGTGGATAGATTATGTAGCTATATTTATAGCTAACGGATTCTATAAGAACAAGACAGACTTCATTAATAGACATGTCGAGTTTGATAGGTTTGCAAAGTATCCAAAGATTAAAGCGTACCACAATGTTAGAGAGTTGACTAAGCACAGAGACGCTGTTGTTGTCACTATGGATTCTGAGCATAAGACAACCAGACACCGTCGCTATATTTACAGCGACTACGAATCTGACAAGTACTTGACGGTTGTAAAGAACCGTTGGGATCCATACGAAGATGAACCAATAGAGAATGCTTCTAAGCTAACGCAGTTAGCGAGGAAAGTTGTAGCTACATCTGAAGATAGAATCAAGAACGTAGAAGAGATTATAAGTCAGCATGATAGAGTCATTTGCTTCTACAACTATGATTACGAGCTCTATATTCTAGAAGACATCTGCGAGGCTCTAGAAAGGCCATATGCGCAATGGAATGGTCACAAGCATGAGACAATACCAGACACCAAACAATGGGTCTATATTTGTCATTATGCGGCTGCTGAAGCATGGAACTGCACTGAGACTAATGTAGTCCTATTCTACTCACCAAACTACAGCTACAAGGTCATGGAGCAGGCCGAAGGCCGCATAGACCGTTCCAATACTAAGTACGTTGACTTGCTATATTTTTACATGGTTTCAAAGTCTTCAATAGACTCTGCTGTGCTTAATGCGATACGGCGTAAAAAGAAATTCAATGAGGAGGTTTGGGCCAATGGCAAGAGAAAATCAATTTCAAAGAGAACTAATAAAAGAAATTAAAGAAGCATTGCCTGGCGCTTATGTGCTTAAGAACGATGCCAACTACATTCAAGGTATTCCAGACTTAGCTATATTTTATGGTGATAAGTGGGCCATGCTTGAATGCAAGAAGAGTGCTAACGAACATAAGCAACCTAACCAAGATTACTACGTTACTGAGCTAAACAAGATTGGTTTTGCTGCATTCATCTATCCAGAAAACAAGTACGATATTTTGGCACAGATGGTGTCGTACTTGGTGGCAGGAGTGAAGCATGAAGTTTAGCAATTGGAATAACCATCGTAGAATAGCAGGAAGACATTCCGAGCTATCACCAAGCCAGTACTCTTGGGTGAATTACGATGATGACAAACTACTAACAGTACACACCAACAGAATGAGAGTAGAGGAAGGAACCAAGAAGCATGAGTATGCATCGATGGCTATCAAGCTTGGCATCAAGCAGCGTAGAGCCAATGACGCACTAACCATGTTCATTAATGATGCCATTCGTTATGACATGGACTCAGAGGTTATGCTCTCATATGATGACGATTATGCGTTCGGTACTACAGACGCTATATTCTTAGATGTTGACAAGAGGCAACTGAAAGTCTTTGACTTGAAGACTGGGCAGTCTAAAGCTTCATTCATTCAGTTAGACATCTATGTTGCTTATTGTTTACTTGAGTATGGTTTGGATCCGCATGACTTCGAGATTGAAGAGCGCATCTATCAGTACGATGGCTTTGAAGCACAAGTACCAGACCCTGATGCTATATTTGACCTGATGATGTTAATAGTTAGATTTGTAGACATTTTAAGAGAATTCGATGGAAATAATAGTTAGTCAAGACTAACCCATATTTACACACCTCTTAATGGATAAAGGAGAACCATGCTGTTCTCCTTTTTATTTTTCGCGAAAGATTAAAAGGAGGTTAAACGTGGACGACAACTACATTTACCCAGTGTTTGACACTTCAATGTTCGACCATTATGGACGAAAAGGAATGAAGTGGTACCAACACATATTCGGTGAGGAACAGAAGAAGTGGCGTACTTTACAGAAAGTTGAGGATTACAAAGCTAGTCATCCTGGTGCAACGTACACTGAGATGGCCGCCGCTTTTGGAATCAGTACTGGTGAGCTAAGACAAAGAGTCATGGCTGAAGGTCATCACAAGAGAGAGTTCCGTCTCTATATTGCTAAGCAAATGGAAGAGGAAGGTATCTCCAAATCAGACATGGACACTGTCTTTAATGCACCTAAAGGTACTGCAGCCAGAGTACTAGCTGCCGGTCAATCAAAGAAAGACGCTAAAATGAACGAGATTCGTGACAAGATAGTGAATCGTGTCGACGAAGTAAAGTACCTTGACATCGGTAAAGGAACCGATATTCAGTTAGGTGTTACTCGTGAAACTTTAGAAGGTATCGTAAGAGGCCTAGAAGCAGAAGGGTACCACACTCATACTGTTTATCTTAAGAACTTAACTGATGCAAACAAAGATACAACCATGCGAGTTTTGTCAAAAGAGCCAGACTTAAAGAAAGTCGTAGCGCACAAGCACGATATTCGTTCGCTTGATGCTTGGTACGATCCTGAAGGAAAGCTAAGAGACATTGAGCCACCACAACAGTTAGACTGGGACCGAGTCAAGATTAGATACGGTGATGAAGGTGGTAAAGCTCGTGATGGTATGATGCAAATCAGGCCAGGCGCTGAAGGCTTAGACCTTGGCGATGCTAGATATGCACAGGTTCGTATTGCTGTTGGTGGTACATCATACTTAAAAGGTGTAGCCATCGTTGACCACACAGCTAAGTTCCCTCCAGGAACAGACATCATCTTTAATACAAACAAACCTAAAGGCACACCAAGAGAAGATGTACTCAAACCACTTAAGAAAGAGGTCATGAGTGACAACCCTTTTGGTGCTGTAATCAAGTCACAAAAAGGTTACATCAACTTTGTATCTAAAGAAGGAGACTGGAATGACTGGAGTGCAGGCTTGGCAGCACAGATGGTATCCAAGCAGCCTGACAAGTTTGTTAAGGCACAATTGGATAAGACTTATGGGAACATCAAGAAAGACTTCGAAGCATTCCAAGCAATCGAACATCCAGTGATTCGTTCCCACTTCTTAGAAGAGTACGCTAGAAGTTTAACAACTAAAGCCAACAAGCTAAAGGCTGAAGGTGTTGAAGGCGAACGTGCTCAGTTACTGTTGTCCAACCCGAACCTCAAACCGAATGAGGTCTACGCACCTAACTACAAGAACGGTGAAAGAGTATGCTTGATACGTTACCCACATGGTGGAACATTCGAGATACCAGAACTAGTAGTTAACAACAACCACCAATCAAGTAGGAGGATACTTGGCAATGCTATTGATGCAATCATGGTTAACCCTTCGGTTGCCGGCAAACTATCAGGTGCTGACTTCGATGGGGACACAGTTTATGTTCTACCACAGAACAAAAAGAACCCCATCCTTTCTACAGAACTACCCCCTTCCATACGAAAGAAGGTGGCTGAGTTCGATCCTGAAAAGTATCATGTTGACATGCCATCTGGCAAGCACGTGGTTACTAAGAAGTATTCAACAGACCAAATGGGAATTGCAACCAATCTAATCTCAGACATGACTACATTGAAAGCCCCAGTTGGTGACATCATTGATGCCACACTCTATTCAATGGTAGTTATTGATTCGTACAAGCATAACTATGACTTAAAGCAGGCTAAGAAAGACTTTAGAATTAATGACCTTAAGAAGAAGTATCAAGGTGCTGCTAATGCTGGGTCTGCTACTATCATTACTCGTGCCCGTTCTAAAGTTAAAGTGTATGAACACTTCGATGGTACGCTTGAGCGTGTCAAAGAGAAGTCATACAAAACTACTGGAGCTAATGGCAAAGAGTATAGAGAGAAGTACTATGTGTTAGAAGATGGTACTGAAGTATCTAAGAAGCGTGTCAAAGAAGTAAGACTGATGGACATCACTAAAGATGCACACACTCTTAAGTCTAGTCACCCTAACACTATTGAAGATAGGTATGCTAACTATGCTAATGGATTGAAGGCACTACAGAATGAAGCATACAAAGCTAATGCTGCTATCAAGATGCCAAAGAAAGACCCCCAGGCTGCTAAGCAATACGCCCCTGAAGTACAGTCCATCGAGGGCAAACTAAAGGCGGCCATGTCTAAAGCCCCCACCGAGCGACAGATAGAGCTCCTAGCAGAGCAGAGGTTTAGGCATTATTCATACCCAGGCATGGAAGCAGAAGACCGTAAAAAATTAGCCGCCCGGTCTAGAATAACCGCCCGTAAGATAGTTACTGGCCAGTCACAAGGACCAAAATCCAGACGCTCAGAAAGAATGCACCTTACTGATATGGAATGGCAGGCAATTTTTCATAACGCCCTATCTCCATCAACAGTCAAGAGAGTTTTAGAGTATTGTGATAGTGACGAAGTTAGAGAAAAAGTGATTCCTAAAGGTTACCAATCAATCCCTTCCGCAAAAATATCACGGGCTCGAGCAATGTTGGCACAAACATCCGGTGGAAAACCAAAATATACCTATGCTGAAGTTGCAGAAGCTTTAGGCGTTTCGGTAAGCGCTTTAAGAGATAACTTAGGCTAAATAGAAAGGAGTCTATATGAAGGACATATTATTAACCACTATAGACAACCCGTATAATCCTCATACAGACTACTACAACTGGTTTATATGGGATACATCGCATCATTACAATACATTACAGAAGCTTGGTGCTCAATCATTTGATGATGATAACATTAGTGATGAAGAACAAGATGAATTGTATGATGTAATTGCTAATGAAATCATTAATAATGATGATTTAGGAATTTATTGTTTGATTGAACCTAATGATGATGTTCCAATTGATAGACAAAGATTTGAAGAAAATATGAAAATGTTTGTTGAAAGCTCAAAATAACATAAAAATGAACATTTTCATGGAAAAACAGCTAATTTCACCCTGCCCCTGGCCCAAATCTGGCATAGGGGAGGGTGGTTAGCCCTTTACAATGCTCGTGCATCGCCGCCTGTCTCCCACTTTCCTCCGGGGGTTATTTTTGGGGCCCAAATCTGGCCTAAAGGCGGTGCATATTTGAGTGAAACTATTGTTAGGAGGTCAAGAACTAATGGCTAAGTCTACGAAACAACCTCAAGACCATCCAGCAAGTCTTAAAGAAGCCGAGGATGAGCTCATTGCGTTGGCGATTGAGCAGGCTAGAGAGCAACTTAAGAACGGAACAGCGTCTGCTTCGACCTTAAACTACTACTTGAAGCTCGCCGGATCTCGTGAACGCATCGAAAGAGAAGTCTTGGAGAACCAAATCAAGCTTCTTGAGGCGAAAGCCAGAAGTATCGAACGCTCTGAGACTGAGACTCAAGCATATTTGGATGCTATTGAGGTTATGAAGAACTATGGCTACCAGAAACCAAGCTAGGAAGTCATACACTGAACTAATGAAGTTGCCGGGTTACTATGAACGGCTTGAGTACCTTCGTTTGAAAGGTGACAATCCGGGTAATGCTAACCGAACGGCAATGAACGCATTCTACAAGTCTGACCTGTGGAAGCGAGTCCGCGAAGAAGTCATTGTACGTGACTTTGGACGCGACTTAGCTCTCGCAGGTTTTGATATTTCTGAGGGTGAGTCCATCATCGTTCACCACATCAACCCGATCACCGAGGAAGATGTCGAAACGATGAACCCACTCTTATTTGACCCTGAGAATCTGATTACTGTCAGCTATGACACGCACAACAAGATTCATTACAGGACTACTGAGCAAGAAAGTTACACTGAGCGAAAACCAGGAGACACTAAATTGTGGTAAGGAGGTGCCTATGACTATCTTGCAAGACTTACTTAGGTCAATTGGCCCAATGGTTGGTGATGCATTTGATGAGCAGCTGTTGGGTCTTTTTGATACTGCAGTTTTACCGTTGGTGCAGGTTGGAGCTATCAAGTTAGATGCTCCAGTTACAAGTGAAACGGAATGGGACGAGGTGCAAATAGAACCTCCTAACAACATTGATATTTCCCAAACCGGCTTTGCGACTAAAGAGGCTGTTCTTTCAGCCGTACGAAGCTACACGTACCTCGTCGTCAAGATTTTATTTGACCCTCCTGCATCATCGGTTCTGCAGATGATTAACAGCAAAGCTGATGAAATGTTATGGAGAATTGAGGTGGCTTATCATGACTACAAGTAGCAATGCTAAACTACTAATTCAACAGATTGAAGTTTACAACATGTCAGAACTAGTTCACGCAGCTTTACATGATGAAGACTTTGACCATTATGGTGTCAAAGGAATGAAATGGTATCAGCATATTTTCACAAAAGAAGGCCGTGCTGAGCGAAGAGCAAACAAACCACGCAACAAGTATAGCCGAGTGTCGGAGTTGCCAAAAGGGGATCTTAAGGCTAAGGAGCGGTATCTGGGGAGTGTTGCCCGTGGAAGATGGATGCGTATAGGTAAGACTGCAACCAAACGCGTTGCCACCACGGCAATTATTGCGGCGGCTGGGTTCTTACTTGGAGGATACGGTGGGTATGCTCTAACTGGCGGTGACGCTTTACCTATGTTCTTGTCTACGGTATTACCGGCAGTATCAGCAACCGGCGGTGCGTTATACGACAAATTCAACCAGCGCCCATATTGGAAAACACCACAGGAGCAAGATGCTAACCAAGAACGAAGACGTTTAATGTCTGATGAGGAGGACCTCGATGAATTCAAGAAGAAGCAGAGGTACAGAGGCCACTAGCCATCATGATAAGCTAATCTTTGATATTTGCGGATATCAAAGTAGCAGTATAAACCATTATGGCCGCAAAGGCATGAAGTGGTATCAACATATTTTTGGTGACTTTGAAAAGGGTGCCGCATACGCTAAGAAAGGCCTTGTTAAAGCTGGTTCCAAAGCAATTAAAACATACAAGAGTAGCGTTAATAAAGTAGCTGAAGCCAACCAACACCGAGTTCAAGCAAAGAAAGAAGCAAAAGAGCTTCGGAAGAAAGCTGCAGCAGAGCACAAAGCAATTGAGAAGGCTAGGAAAGCCCCTGAGCAAATGACGAACGAAGAACTTAAAGCTGCGACTGACCGTCTAAAGCTTATGAATGAGTATAACAAACAGTACGGTCAAATGTATCCCGACCCTAAAGCTGCTAGAAGGGCTGCTGGTAAAGAGCTTGTACAATTAGCTTTGAAGACGGGAATCGAGAAAGGCTTGCCACTAGCGTTCCAATACATCTATGAAAAGAACAGCCCACAAATTAAGAAAGACACGATATCAGCAAAGGCATCTGTTATCAATGCTGAGAACACCAGAGAAGAGAACATGCGTAAAGCCCGCAATGAGAAACGTGTTAAAACAACCAAGAAGATTGAACGACTGGAAAAGAAGTCTGAACGTTTGGATGCTAAGCGTAAGACACTAGAAACCTTGATTGGTAAAGAAGATTCCAAAAAGAAAGGCTATCATACGCGCGTCGACAAGTACGAGCGTATGATTGACAAAATTAATAAGAAACAGGACAAACTTGACAACAAGATTACCGACAAAGCAGATTTCTTAGAGTATAAGAATGAGAAACTCTGGAAGAAACAAAAGAAGATGGCTAAGCGCCAGAGAAAGTTAAACAAATTAGCCAACAAATAGGAGGTTCGTATGTTAAAGAAGGAAATTACTTACGTTGATTACAATGGAGATAAGGTTACAGAAAGTTTATATTTTAACCTATCAACTGTCGAACAGACTCGATTGTTTGCTCGTTACACAACGGGTGGCTACAAAGATTTAGAGGAATACGCTAAACACCTAATGGACAAGAAAGACAATGCCGGAATGGTTACTCTTGTTGAGGATGTTATTTTGTCTTCATATGGCGAGAAGAGCCCGGACGGAAGAGCGTTTGTTAAGACTAAAGCTGTACGTGAAAAGTTTGAGTACTCGATGGCTTATGCATCTTTATTTGAAGAGTTACTCACAAACGAAGAGTCTATGAGAGCATTCTTCAACGGTGTTATTCCGAAGAAACAAGATCTAGACAAACCGGCATCAGTTTCTGTTGTAGCATAAGCGGTGATATTTATGCTATCTAATACTGCCGTACCAATAGAATACGGTCGTTTTAGGTCGCAGGTAATGGCTGGTGTCGAGCCAGTGAATTACTGGATTTCACTTGAGATGAACCGTATTGACCATTTGATTGTTTCTCCCGAGTACTATTATGATGATGAAGCAGTCGACAGGTTTGTTGGGTTTTGTGAAACAGAGTTAACACTGACTAACGGTGACCCAGTCATACTATTACCATCTTTCAAACTTTGGGCTGAATCGTTGCTAGCTTGGTACCACTATGTGGACGAAAGCTTCTTCAATCAGCGAACACAACGATTTGAGCAGCGTCGAGTTCTACGGCGTTTGGTCAATGTGCAGTATTTAATAGTGGCCCGTGGTGCCGCAAAGTCAATGTACGCTTCGTTTATACAGGCGTACTTTTTGTATATGGACACCACGACTACTCAGCAGATTGTCACAGCGCCAACAACCGAGCAAGCTGAGGAAACACTAGAGCCAATTCGAACAGCAATCACTGTTGCTAGAGGACCGTACCTCAAGTTCATGACACAAGGCAACAAGTTATCAACTAACATCGTTAACAAGCAGAAAACCGCCAGTACTAAGAAGGGTATCGAGAACTTTATGACCAACTCAATCATTAAGATTAGGCCAATGAGAATCGATAAACTTCAGGGCTTGCGCTGTAAAGTTAGTACGGTTGATGAGTGGCTGTCCGGCGTTATTCGTGAGGATCCAATCGGTGCTCTTGAGCAGGGTGCAACCAAAGGTGACGTAGACGATTATATTATCATCGCTACATCATCTGAGGGAACTGTTCGTGACGGCGTTGGTGACTCCATTAAGCTTAACCTTGACAAGATTCTGAGAGGCGACTACGAAGACTACCACACATCCATTTGGTATTACCGACTGGATGATGTCAGCGAAGTAGGAATGCCTGAGATGTGGAGAAAAGCTAACCCTAATTTGGGAGCTACAGTTTCATATGAGACATATTGGAGAGACGTTCGATTAGCAGAGAATGACTTGACCAAAAGACCGGATATTTTAGCGAAGCGATTCGGAATCCCGGTTGAAGGTTACACATATTTCTTTGCGTATGAAGAGACTCTTACGCATCCAACTCAGAACTTTGATGGTTGCACGTGTTCTATGGGCGCAGACCTTTCACAAGGAGACGACTTCTGTGCGTTCACGTTCTTATTTCCAATGGGCGGAGACTATTACGGCGTTAAGACCAGAGCTTATGTATCTGAGAGCAAAGTAAGAAAACTCCCCGAAGCCATGAGGATTAAGTATCAAGACTTTGTTGATGAAGACACCTTAGTCATTATGCCCGGTGGTGTTTTAAGCATGCCGCTAGTGTATGAAGACTTAGATGGCTTTATTTATAAGCACAAGTACGACATTGAAACATTCGGCTACGACCCGTACAACGCTGATTATTTTGTGAATCGCTGGGTAACCGAGAACGGCGACTATGGAGTTACCAAGATTATTCAGGGTTCACGAACTGAGTCAGTCCCAATGGGTGAAGTGAAGAATCTAGCTATGAACAGAACACTGATATTTGACGAGGAACTGATGAAGTTCGCTATGGGTAATGCTGTAGCGATTATTGACAACAATGGAAACTACAAACTGTCTAAGAAACGGTCAGACGAGAAGATAGATAGTGTTGCAGCCTTGCTAGACGCATGGATTGCATACAAGCGACACCAGGAGGGTTACCAATGAGCATCTGGGATAGACTAAAGAATGCTTGGAATGTCTTTCGGTCTCCACCAGGCGCTAGCGTACTAGCTGATACTAGCAGCTGGGGTGGATCTATGGCCTATCGTCCAACTGTATACAGTAAGGGCTCAATCATTGACACAATTGTGACTAGAATCGCGATTGATTTTTCAATGGTTGAGTTCCACCACGTTAAGATGGATGATAACCCGAAGACCGAGAAAGAGATGACCAGTGGATTGAACAACTGTATTACATTAGAAGCTAACATTGACCAGTCGTCGATTGAGTTCATGCAAGACTTGATTATTTCCATGATGGATGAAGGCGTTGTAGCCGTCGTGCCAGTGGATACCAGTCTGAATCCGAACAACGGAGGATTTGATATTTTGTCAATGCGAGTAGGCAAGATTACGCAATGGTATCCAAAAGCAGTTCGAGTGCAAGTCTACAACGACGCCACAGGACGAGATGAAGAAGTCCTAATCTCCAAGTCTGCATGTGCAATCATTGAGAACCCTCTGTACTCAGTATTGAACGCACCGAACTCAACATTGAGACGATTAGTTAGAAAGTTACAATTACTAGATACCATCGATGAGAACAATGCCTCAAACAAGCTTGACCTTATTTTGCAGCTACCGTATGTCATCAAGCATGAGACAAAACAGAAGGAAGCGGAGCAACGTATCAACGCTATCCAAGAGCAGCTTACTAAGAACAAGTATGGCATTGCATACATTGACGGTACTGAACGTATTACGCAGCTGAACCGAGCGGTGGAGAACCATTTGCTCGAAGAGATTGAATATTTGAGTAATGAGCTGTTCAATCAGTTGGGATTAACCAAGCGTATATTTGATGGAACAGCACCGGAGGAGGAGCGTAGGTCATACTATGACCGAACTATCAACCCGATTGCTAAGCGTGTTTGTCTGGAGTTTAAACGCAAATTCTTGACCAAGACAGCTAGAACGCAGGGCCAAGACATTGTCTATTATGTTGACCCGTTTAAGCTAGTCACGACTTCCGCCTTAGCTTCGATGGCTGATACACTACGCCGTAACTCTATTCTGACCTCAAATGAAATCCGACAGCTGTTAGGCTTCCAGCCATCTGACGACCCTAGAGCAAATGAGCTCTTCAATCCGAACATGGCTGATAACAAGCAAGGCATGGAAACGCCTTCTGGAGGTATGAACCCTCGTTCTATCCAACAGCAGGAAGACGCAGCCATGAAAGAAACCATTGAAGCAGAGGAGGAACAGAATGCCAAAACGTAAGTACGACTTCGCCGGCTGGGTTACAAAGAATGATATTTTGTGCTCAGATGGTTTAGTCATTAGGCATGGTGCCTTCAAGGACAACAACGAGAAGCAGGTTCCATTAGTATGGGAACATGATCGTACGAACCCAGAGAACATTTTGGGCCACGTAGTTCTGCAGCATCGTGACGAAGGCACTTACGGCTATGGATATTTTAACCATAGTGAACGAGCACAGAGTGCTAAAGAAAGTGTTCGCAACGGGGACATTGTGTCCATGTCAATCGCAGCAAACCGAGTTAAGAAGCTTAACGGTCGTGATGTTGTTCACGGCAATATTTATGAAGTTAGCTTGGTTATCGCCGCTGCTAACCCAGGTGCGATGATTGTTGAATCGGTTCAGCATTCCGAAGGGAACGAGGAAGGAGAAACTAGTGCAATTATTTACACTAACCAAGTAATCCACTCCGCTGAGTACGATGATTATGACAGTAATGAAGACGAGGATGATGAAATGAACGAAGACGAATTCATGCATGCAGCGCAAGAAGAAGGCACTGAGCTTGCTAACAGTATCATCGGAGCAATGACCGAAGAAGAGTTAGCTGAAGTATATTCTTATGCTAAGAGTTTAGCTGGTAAAGACGTTAAAGACAGCGAGTTATTTTCTAAGCTCAGTGACGAACAAATTGACCAGGTTAGTGACAAAATTGGTGAAATCTTAAGTCGTGACATCGAGGACGATGAAGAGGAGGCAGAAGACGATAGCATGAAACACAACATTTTCAACTCAAACGCTGACGATCAGTTAAAGCATTCTGAGCTTTGCGCAAGCGTCTTAGAAGACGCTCATAAATTAGGCTCATTAAAAGAAGCTATGATTCAGCACAGCATTAATAACATTGACGAACTGTTAACTGTTGAAGTTACAAGTGGTGCTCCTGAGTTTATCAGACCAGAAGAACCTTCAATGGTTGACTCCATCTTAGCAGCAGTTAAGACAACTCCTAAACACACAATTCGTGGCCGTTGGGCAGACTTAACAGGTGCCCAGGCTCGTGCAAAGGGTTACGTTAAGGGCCACGAGAAGTTTGAAGAAAGCTTCGGTCATTGGAACCGTGAAACACATCCACAGACAATCTATAAGAAACAGTCCCTTGAGAATGATGACATCATTGATATTACAGACTTTGATGTAGTGGCTTGGTTACGCGGTGAAATGCGTGAAATGTGGAGATATGAACTGGCAAGAGCCATCTTCATTCCAGATGGACGCGAACCAACTGACCCAGACAAAATCAAAGAAGACAAGATTCGTCCAATTACAACAGATGTATCCGCATTTGTTACTCAGGTACCTGGTGTAACAGCTAAGACTTTCATCGAAGACATTCTGACTAACAAGGTTAACAACTACAAAGGAACTGGCCGTCCTGATATGTATATGGATGAAGCATTGTTAGTTCAGGTGCAGTTACTGAAGGACGACACAGGTAAGTATCTGTTCGGCGACATCTTATCCCGCGAATCCTTAGCTTCTAAGATTGGTGTTGGTAAGATTGTAACTCCAGATTTCTTAGACAACACTGGAATGGCAATCATGGTTAACTTAAAAGACTATGAATTAGCAGCTCCGAACAAAGGAAGAAGCCAGACTTATGAAGATTTCGACATTGACTTCAACAAGCATAAGTACTTAATTGAAGGACGTGTTGCTGGTGCGTTAAACACTCCGAAGTCTGCAATCGTGTTCAAAACCGGAGCTAACTCTGAATCTGGATCTGGTTCTAATGCTGGCCAGTAGTTAGAAAATTTATATTTTCATGAGTAAATTCAGTGGAACGCTGGCCCTAGTCAAAGAGTTCGCTGATGACACTGGTATCTGGCAGCGTGAGATTCAAAAGTACCAAATCGCTGGAGATTTTTATCAGGACAACACTGCCAGACTTACCGGTGAAAAGATAAACGAGGACTTGAAGTTCTCAATGCGGTTCAGTTTCTTAGCATCGCCTAATTTGATGACGATTCTAAGTGAAGATTCGCAAGCTATTACGCCGTTGTACATTGAGTACTTAGGCCTAAAGCTTAAAGTGAATTCAATGACATTTCAATGGCCAAGATTAATTCTGACAGTTAGTGGGGTGTGGACAGGTGATTAGATCTAGAGTTGAGTTCCATCAACAGCTGAAGTCGTTTGCCGCAGAGCACGGGCTTAAAGATGTATATTTTACGCCTCCATCAAATGTGAAGATGCTATACCCGTGCATCGTGTATGAAGAGACAAATCTTGCGGTTAAACACGCAGACGACTTGCACTACCTACGGTACAACGAATACGAGATTAAGATTATCACTACTGATGGTGATTCGCAGCTACCGTACGAGTTGATGGACGCTTTCCCATACATTGCTAGCTATTCTGGAAAACGATTTGTTGCCGACAATTTGCATCACTATGTTGTGGATTGTCGTGTAGTAACTAAGCGATAGGAGGAAATTATGGCTAAGTTAGTATTTGACAAAATTGGAGAACACTTCTTTGAAACAGGTGTTAAGAACGGTGTCTTATTTGCTGGTTTACCGAAGAAAGGTATTGTAGGTGTTCCTTGGAACGGTTTAACAAAATGGGACGTATCACCAGATGGCGGTGACGCAAATGATCAATACGCAGATAACATCAAGTATTTGTCTTTACGTGCTGCTGAAAACGTAAACGGCACAATCGAGTGCTTCACATATCCTGACGAGTTCAACGCTTGTATGGGATACAAAGACGGAGGTAACGGTGGCTTCTTCGCTCAGCAGGAAAAGTTACCGTTCAGCGGCTGCTACATTACTCAGGTTGGTAACGACGAAAAGGGCTCCGACTTTTCTGAAAAGCTGCATATTGTATGGAACGCTACTTGTGACCCAGTAGAGAAGTCTTATGAGACAATTAATGACTCACCAGAAGCGATGACTCTGTCTTATGAATACCAGACAGTTCCTATGCAGGTAACTGAACAAGGTTACAAACCAACTGCATATTTCGAAATGACTAAGACAGAAGAAAATAAAGCTAAGTATCAGCAGCTTATTGATGCGTTGTATGGTTCAGAGAATGGTGATAGTGGACTGCTGTTACCAGACGATGTAATCGCAATCGTTAAAGCCAATTGACTGCCTGATACAGACTGGACTATCACAATGGGCCCGACAAGCACCAGCGTTGAAGACGACCCAGAGTATCCTGCGCAAGATTGGAACATCACAAGCCAGATATTTGAACGCCAAGGCATTGATGGTGGAATTGCCAGTGTATACATGCACTGCGGAGAAGGATGTCTCCAAGTTGACACCGAGTTTACGCTATCTGGCGCCGAGATCACTGACGGAGATAAGACTCGCATTAATAGCGCATTGTCCAGTGTAACCGGAACCAAAACACCATTGTTCGCCTACAGCACTAGTTATTCCACTAGCCAAGGCGAGACCGCTCCACTTACGGAGCTTATGTTAGACATTCGGTTCCAGGATTTGCTGCTACCAGCATATGAGAACTATGCATTAGTGCTGAAACTGCAAGACAGTAGTTATGAAGCTATTGAAAGTACTAAATTGATTACTATCAATAACACAAAACTCGAGTACGTTACAGACCTTTACGGAACATGGTTCTTAGTTGGTATCGGTAACAAACAATCTTAACATTAGAGCCTCAATTTTGATTTGGGGCTCTTTTAAAATTTATATTTTCGGAGGAGCATATGATTAAGATTAAAGTTGAGCCCGTTGAGGCTTTTAACAGTGTTACACAACAGTTTGAGACGCTCCCCGGAGGAGTATTTAGATTCGAGCACTGTCTATTAGCGATTGCAAAGTGGGAAGCGAAGTATTGTATTAAGTTTTTTCCAACAGTTGAGAAGCAAGGGCTGACACAAGAGCAGTCAATAGACTACTATGCGTACATGTGCTTGGATGAAGACTTTAACAAAGCATACATTACTCCAGATTTAGCAAAGATTTTGAATCAATATATGAGTGAATCACACACTGCAACAACGCTGCCTAAACCCAAAAAGGGCGGCCATAAACAAGTTTACACAAGCGAATTACTATATGCCTATATGGCGGTCGGTAGGATACCATTTGAGTGCGAAACTTGGGAGATTGGAAGGCTGATGATGCTGATTAGTTGCGTCGGAATCTTACAAGACCCTAAGACTGGAAAGGGCAAAAAGATGAGTCACAGAGCTGCGGCCAAGAGCTACCATGAGATTAACAAGGCTCGTCGGGCAGCTACAGGAAGCAGTGGATAATGGGACTTAAAGTCAAAGGTGGGTTCGAACAGACCCTAAAAGTACTCAATAAATACTACCGAATTGATGGAAGAAAGAATTTAACACGTGCATCCCAACGAATTGTTACTGAACTGCAAAACAATACACCTGTTAACACCGGTGAACTTAAAGATGGATGGAACTATGAGATTACTCACGAAGCTGGAAACATGGTTTCTGAAATCTATAACGATGCTCATACCGATGAAACTCGAGGCCGTACAGCTCCAGTAGCGGTGTTGCTAGAGTATGGACATGGAACTGGAACTGGTGGCTATGTGGCTGGAACCCACTTCATATCTAACACTCTTGATGGGGTACACGATGAAACTATAGATGAAATAAAGGCGGTGATTAGAGATGCCTAGTTCAAGACCAGTTGATGAGGTCATCGCTAAGTTAACCTTAGAGTCTGGTGAGTTTCAAAGAAGCGCATACAACGCTATTGACACTTTTAACAAACTGAAAACTACACTGTCTGGTGATATTAAGGATAACCTAGGGTCTATGGCAGCAGGCATTGATAAGATCGCCAGCAAGTTTGATTTTCTTGGTGTGTTACAGCAGCGCCTAATGTGGAGAATTTCCGACGGCATCATTAACATGGGCCAAAACATAATCAGGACTGCAACTTCAGCCATTCGTGAGGGCTGGGGTGAGTATAACACTAAGATGGGCTCCGTAATGACCATGAAGGCTGCGGGGTACAATATTGACGATATTACTAAGTCTTTAGCTAAGCTTAACGACTACGCCGATAAAACCATTTACAACTTCGCCAACATGACTTCAGCAATGTCGCAGTTTACCACGAAGGGTATTGACTTGGAGACAGCATCGGCTGCGGTAATGGGTATGGCGAATGCTGCTGGTATGGCCAACGTCGGTAACGCCGAGTTGAATGGTGCATTACGAAATTTAGCACAGTCTTTATCTATGGGTTACATGGACCTGAGAGACTGGCGAACTATGGACACCACACAGATTGGTGGTAAAGCATTTAAAGATACAGCTATTAAAGAGGCGATTACTAGAGGTATTATTCAAGACCTTGGTAATGGTATGTATAAAGTGCTGTCATCAGGGAAAGACTACAACATGCAAGACATGTTCTATTCGGCATTGTCTGAAAAGTGGCTCACAAAAGATGTGTTGCTAGGGACTTTAAAGCAATTCTCAGATGCTAATACCGAAGTCGGTAAAGCAGCATATGAAGCCACCACAACAGTAAAGACCTTAAGCCAGTTAATGGACACCGTAACTGAGGACATTGGTTCTGGATGGGCCACCACCTTTGAGATTATTGTTGGTAATCTTGATGAAGCTTCAGCGTTGTTCACTGCGATTAAGGATGAAATTTCTGCCGTTGTTGGACCAATTGGCGACTTTAGAAATGCAATGTTGATGGCTTGGAAAGAGCTACACGGTCGAGACATATTACTCTCAGGGTTGAAGGAATTTTATCTGACTTTTAAAGAGATTGTGTCGGCAGTAGTTAACGCGTTTAATGACGTCTTCAGACCGAATTCAGAAGAAGCTGGTCAGGGATTGCTTGTTCTTAGCCAAATGATTAGAAACGTCGGTAAAGCCGTTCACTCTATAGCGAAAGTGCTTGCAACTTTGATTGGGCCTCCATTAAGAATTATATTTGGAATCGTCAAGGTCATCATCTCTCCATTACAGCTGATTTGGAATATAATTAGACGAATTACGAACGTTCTAGAAAAGTTCTCACAGCCATTGAGCCTGATTGGTGACTTAATTAATTTGATACTGGATCCGTTTAACAAATTAATTAGTGCAATAGCCAACTTTGATGCTAGTGGTATTACTGATGCTTTTACTGGCATCAAGAACCTATTCAACCCAATTGTGAAAGGGTTAAAGGGTACTAAGGTCCTTGACAAATGGATCCGATTAGGAACTGAGGCAGGTGGTTCTAATCAAGGATGGCAGAAAGCTTTGGTTTTTGACAAACAGGGGGCACAAGTTCCGGAATGGATAAAGACATATGGTAAACAACTTACCTACGGTATTAGAACAGCATTTGAATCATTGGTGAATTTACCAGACGGCCTCTTGAAAGATTTGGGCAAGGGTGGATTGAAGGTATTCGACGCCTTAGAAGCGTTTGCCAAAGGCACCGGTGGATTGATTTCTAAACAGCTTAGTGAAATCGTTGGATACTTATTCCAGATAGTTGGTTTCGTTGGCGGAGCTTTATGGAACGGTCTCATGCGTGTTTGGGATGTTATAAAGTGGATTCTCAAAACTGCATTAGGTGCTTCTGGAGGAGTGCTCTTATCATTACTTAAGATGCTAAGCTCGGCATTGAGCGTTGTAGTAGACTTACTAGGATTCTTTGGCGACAGCATGGAATTGGCGTTCAAATGGCTTGGCGGTGCAACGATGGATGCACTGAATTGGTTTGTGACTAAGATGACAGAGCTATGGGAAGTTCTTAAAAAGCTTGCGACAGAAACTGGATTCACGTCAACTATGAAAATTTTCCTGTCTTCATTGCACACTGTTTGGTCTGCAATCAAAAGTGGAAACTTCTGGGACGCATTGCAAGCAGAACCAATTAGAAAAGGATTGCCAACACTAAAGAGCACAATCGTTGATTTGGGGCGTTCCGCTATAGATACCGCCAAGAATGGATTTGGGACCCTCAAAAAATTTATATTTTCGTTCTTACCAAAAGGTGTTGCTGACGAATTGGACGCTTTTGGTACTGCCCTGTGGAATGCGGTTTCCGGACCGGTTGTTGGTGCATGGCAATTCATGGTCGGTTTGGTTACTGACTTCTCAGGTACTATGGATGAGGCAGCCAAATACGTTCAAGCATTCCTAAAAGAGCACCAGACATTGCAAGGTATTTTAGATACTGTGATTGGTGCTATTGATACGGTTATTACTAAACTATTTGAATACTATGATGCATTTAAAGCCGGCGGATTCGGCTCTCTATTTGGTGCAATTGGAAGTGACTTAGGAACTCTGTTCTCTGAGATTGGTAAATTCCTATCCGGTGTACCAGCCACTGCAGGCACATTCCTTGGTGACTTATTGAACTCTATTAGCCAATTTGCGTCCTCAACTTGGACCACCGTTACTGATGGTTTCAAGAGCTTATTTGAGACGTTGGGCAGTCCTAGTGTATCATCGACCATTGAGAATGTTGCTAAGTTCGCTGGTGTATTAGTAGGCTTGAAGCTGGCTTTAGAGGCTGCTGGACTGATTAAAGCGCTTCGAGGTGTAGCAGAGGTTGCTGACCCTGTTAGAACAATTCAGAAGATATTTAGTTCATTCAGCGGTAGAGTGTTAGCCATGGCAGCATTAGCATTTGGTATTGCAGCTGTTGCTAAGTCGCTGGCCATGTTAACTGAGATTAAATGGCAAGAATTAGCGTTTGCGGCTGG